ATCTCTGCAGTCTTGGCAGATCGCAGTTCGTCCAGGCTGGCCATTTCGACCCATGCAAAAGCACCATCGATCCAATACGGTTGTGATGTGCGAGTCGGCTGCGCAAAAGAAGCTGACGCCTGAATTGCCGTGATGTAGTTCCCGTCAAGTGGCACGGGCTCAGCGGGCGGACCTTCATCATCCCAATCGACGTGATGCTGCATTTCGACGCCATCGTCGACGGCGCGAATCTCAAGGAAAAAGTAGGTTGTCATTCTGCTGGCGGCGTTCCGTAGGTAGCTGCAACGTTGAATGTGCTCGTGGCGATCAGTCCGTTGTTGTCGCGAACGACCACGCTGATGGTGTCCGCGCGCACCTGATTGAATCCCCCCGCCCGAACCGTCACCGTCGCTGTTGTATTGTTCGACAGCAGGAAGCCTCCCTCTACCGCACTAATGCCAGCCCACGTGTAGGAGTACGGCGCCGTTCCACCGGATACCGTAACGGTACGCGTCGCCACGGTGCGAACCGGGCCATTTGTGAACGTAACGTTGACGTCTCCACCGGCGTTGGCTGAGAACGGCGCAAGTGTCAAGTTTGGGCTGTTGATATCGGCGCCGAAGAGGCCCAAAACGCCGTTCTGGGGATCGCATAGAAACTTCTTGCCGGCTGAGTTGCCAGCGAATAGTCGTGCTCCATGCCCGCTTCCTGGTCCCTCAAACCACAGACCATTACCTGCATCGTATCCCGTCGTTCCCAGTGCAATATTTCCACCGTTCGAGAGTTCGAGGTGCTTAGTCTGCACAACGCCAGGGCCAATCAGCGTCGAGTCGACAACGCGCGTAATGCTGATGCTCCCGACCTTGCATGCGCCAGCCAGAACATAGACCCTGGTACGGATGTTTGAGTACGTCGCCGCTCCATTATCCGGGACTGTGTACGCCTCGCCGAACGTGAAGTTTCCTTTCGTTGACGACCCGTTAAACTGCATCGGGTAGCCATCGGGCCAGTTCTCGCCGGCGGGCGATTTGCCGAACTGATGCCACCCAACCCCGGGAATCAGCGCCCCAATCGATAGCTGCCCTTGGAAATCCTCACTCAGGCCGACCTGCATCTCAAACCAGTACGTCGCTCCGGGGGTCAGGGGGAAATTGTGGCTTGATCGGTCGGTAGCGACGTTGGCGTTAGCCGGCGTGAAAAAAAGAGTCGCGCCTCCGCGCCAGAAGGAACTTTCCTGAACGACAGTGGCGGTGGGCCGGTCCCACCACCAAAGATCGTTGAAAGCTGGATCGGGAACGATGTTGTCGCTGGTGCCAATCTTGAGCATTCGCGCGGTAATTGCGCCGTCGACAAATAGCTCCGTGCGAAAAACCGCCTGCGACTGGCCATTGACTTGACCGACTGTAAAAATCGGCTTGCCGGTACCACCCGGAAGCGCGACAGCCAGGACGTCCACGTTAAAAATCATGGTGCTGTACGGCACGCCGTTAATGGGCGTACTGGCCAGGCCAAAGCCGGTCACATGGCCGTTGTTGTCGATTTTCCATACCAGCTGGCCGCTCAGCCCATCAATCGATGTTGCTTGCGATTGAATGGACGTTGTGTGCTGTCCGACAGTGGTGCTTAGCGTCTGCGTGGCCGACGAAATCGCGCTGTTCGTCTCTGCCTTGCTGAAGGCGTAGTTGCTCAGGTATGCGACGCTGACTCCGTTGTTATCCGTGAACTCGGATCGAAGTTGGGTCGCGAGACTCGCCAGCGTGCTGTCGATAGTCGACTTGCCATATGCGTACGTTTGAATGTAGGAGTTGGAATTGCTTGTAGCTGCTGCGCCCACACCGTCCGCATAGCTCTTGTAATTCGTGGTGATAGTGTTTGTCTGTGCCGCCTCAGAACTGTCGATATCGGCCTTGCTGTACGCGTACTGCCGCACGTCAGCAGCCGCGTCCGCCTTCGCTTGGGCTTTGGTCGAATCGGCGTATGCCGTATAGGCGGCCGTGATCGCATCCGCTTTGATCGAAATAGCGTTGGTAATATCCTGCTTGCTATAGGTAAAACTCTGCACGTACGTCGTGCGGGCGCCAGCTTCCGCGACTAGAGCGGCGATCCGATCAGCGATTTCCTGATTAATCGCGCTGACGCGAAGATCAGTCTCTTTCTTGATCTGGCCCTGCACCGTTGAAGGATTGGATGCCGGGCCGTCGACCAGGTCGATGCGCGAACGCAAGTCCGCAGAGAGCTGCGACTCGGTGATCCGGTTCTCAAGCGCCGCGGCCAGCGCTTCGGGCGACAGGTCGGTAGGATCGGCATCGGTGCCATTTTTCCCGTCGGTTAGCTTGTAGAAAGTCTTCGTGCGCAGGTAAGCCTGGCCGTCGTAGACGATCGTGGCCGTGACCGTCACGGCTTCGGCAGTCATATCATCAAACAGCAAAGTGCGCTCGTTCGGCGTCGTGCCGGTCAGCTTGCCGCCAGACGTGATCGACCACAGCACCGTCCCGACAAAGCCGACTGGCGTGGCGGTGAATTTCGCTGAACTGAACGTCGGCATGCCGGCCGAGTTCTGATGGAACGCTGGCGGGTCCACATCGATCAGCAGCGATTTCCCCAGAGTCGGATTGATGTTACGCGGGACCGTGCCGCGAAGAATCCGGTCGCGCTCGCCGACAACCGCGCTCAAACGAGCACCCCGACATCGCAGTTGCCAGTCTTATAGTCGGGCGCGAGCATAATCACCTGCGCACGCACGCCGTCTTGCATACTGTTTTCGTGATGGTAGATGGTCACTTGCTGACCGAGCACGAGCTGCAGCATTTCGGGAGTTCCTTCAAATTTGTAGGTGCCGCGCGGGCGACCGTTCAACGTGGCCAGGCGCGCTGCCTCAGCGGCGGCCTCGGCCTGGATTTTCAGGAGCGTGGCTTTCGCCGTCACAGCGCTCGACATGCGGTAGTCGCTCACCACGTTTCCGTTGACCATGCCGGCGTACAGGTACTCGTCGTCGTAAAACTGTTTGTCCCGCTCGGACAGCGCCGTCTGCAGGTTGTCCTGCACGGTCCAGTTACGGTCGTAGCCGATCGACACCGCCGGCACCGGCGCCAAGCTGGTCACAGGTTCCAGCGTGCCGCCCTTCATGTGGTGGGCGCGGATGTTGAATGTGCTTTCGCCCGAGATGCCGATCTGGATGAGGCGCAACTTGCCCAGCCGCGACGGGACCATCTGCGCGCCCAGGCTGTCGGCCAGCTGATTGCAGATGGCCAGAATGTTCGTGCGGTCCTTGATGTAGATGCCGACCTTCTGCGGGTGCGACGCTTCGAACTTGTCGAAGTTGTCCAGGTCAATGTCCGCATCGGTGAATTGGCCGTCGTCCTTGCCATAACCGGTAACAATGCGGCGGACCAGTGCGGCGACCGTGTTGCGGTAGACGCCGCCGAACTTGTCACCCTGGACCGAGCACGTCACAACTCCTGACGGCGGCAAGCCGACGTTCAACTGAAATGATCCGGTCGCATTGTCGATCGTGGCGTCGACCGGCAAGCCGTTGACGCGCACTTCGAAGATCCATTCAACCGGTCCGTAGTGGACAAAATAACGGTCGGTCGAAGGGTCGTAGACGGGCGTGACGTTGAAGCACTCGCCGAAACAGGATGGATACAGCGTCTCGGACGTCAGCGACGCGCCGCCCAGCACGCGCTCCGAGAGTGGCGTGTCGAGGCGCTGCAGCTGGTCTCGCAGCTTCACGGCCAGCTTGAACCGCTCCTTGCGAGCGATCCCCGAGGCCATGCCATTGAGGATCATCCGGAAATTGCTGCGCGCCCAGCGCACGTCGCCCAGGTATGCGCGCTGCGCCCGGCTGGCCCAGATGTCATTCAGGTACCAGTTGTCCCGCGCAAACTCGCCGTTGTCGAATTCAATGTCGCCGACGGCGGCAGTGGCCGCGCCGGTCAACGACAGTTGCTCAGTGAACTGCACGCCGGCCGATGCCACCGGCTCGTAGTAAGTGTTGGCCGGCGCATCGTTGGGTGCCGTAATCGGAAACGCGCCGTTGCAGGTGTAGCGCGTGACCTCCATCCCGTCGACCAGCACCTGAGATTCGAACAGCGTGACCCGAATGGCATCGGGGGACGACAGCCAGGCTTCGAACTCAGGATCGGAAATTGGAACGATATCCGGGACCGGCGCCGGCGGCGTTTGCGCGTCGAAGACCAACGCCGCATCAGTCGCGGGCGCGTCAAAGATCAGGTCAATCATTGCGCGGCCTCGGCGTACATTTGAGCTTTCCACGACTGGTTGCGCGTGGTTTGCGCGTTTCCGGTAGTGACGGCCTCAGCGTTGTTTGCCGCTGCCGTCAGCGTGGCCTGCACCACCGCGTCCGTTTGGCGATTTATTGCAGCAAGCAGCGCCGCGTTGTCAGCGCGAAGGTCGTCATTATCCGCACGCAGACCTTTGATCTCCTCCGTCAACGGTGCCATGTTGACCGTGCCCATGTCGCTCCAGTTCAGAACCGGCGTCGGCATGGTCAGTGCGGCCTCGATGCTGCTTGCCGTGGCGTTGAGCGCCGACAGTTCGCTCGTTTGCTTGTCGAGCGCGGCGAGCTGCTGCTGGGCGTCCGTCAACTGCGTGCCGGCGATGGATGCCAGCGTAGCGAGGTCGGACTGCACCTTAGCCGACGCGGCGACGTATGCGCTGCTGCTGGCGTTGATCACCTGGTTCGCCGTCAGGTATGCCGTGGCTGCAGCCTGGATGCCGGACTGTGCCGCGGTGTCGCCGCCCTTCGCTTTGGCCAGCATGTCTTCGTACTGGCGCTGCGCCTCGGCGGCTTTCTGCATTGGCGTCAGCGTCGACAGGCTGCCCAGCGTCAGCGAGTCTTTGAACGACACGATGCCGTCGCGGAATGACTTCAGACTGTCGATCGACGTCTTCAGCGTGTCGGACAGCGAGGCAGCGTTCTGCAGGGCGGTGATCTGGTCGAACAGAGCCAAGTTGCTGGCATCAATCGCGGTGCGCTCTTTCTGGCGCAACTGGACCGATGTCAACGTCAACTTGTCGACTTGACCCTGCAAATCCTTGCGCTCACTCAGCACGTCAGCCTCGGTGCGCAGCGCGATGGTCGTTGCCTCGATCGCGGGGTGCACCTGCGCAAACGCATCGGACAGGGCCATCAGTGATGCGAACTGCTGCGCGCCGGCTGCGGTCGTGACGTCCAGGCCCTGCACCACCGTTTTGAACTGGTCACGCGTGGTGACGCTGGCCAGTCCGAGCGATGCCATCGCTGCTGCTACCGCTTCCGACACTGGCGCCAGGCGCTCGGCCTCAGTGAGGTAGTTCTGCGCGAATGCCGTGGCCTGCGTAGTCAGGTTCGACACTCCGCCAGCCAACTCGATCAGGCGCTCGCGCGCCGCCGCCGAATCGATCGTCAGCGAGCCGAACATGCTGGTGCCGTTTTTCCCCAACAGCATGGCAACTTGATTGGTCGCGTCGAAGTCGCCGGCCAACCGCTGCAGCGTCGTCGCCATCGTTTCGCCGGATTTATTGAACTGGGCAAGGCCAGGCACCAGGCGCAGCGCAATCTCGTCGCCTACACCTGTGAAGAAATCCGTGATCGCCTTTTCGTTGGCCGCTGCATCTTTCGTCAGCGCGATGTCGAAGGTCTTGCTGTAGCTGGCCAGGCTGTCGGTGGATGCGCCAAGCGACGTGGCAAAGCCGGCCGATGCTGCCTTGATGGTGGCAAAACCCTGGACAAACTGCTTGGTGACTTCCTCATCGAACGGCGACTTGTCGGTGCCGCTCTTGTCGCTGCGGAACCAGCCGCCTTTCTGGGTCCACTTCGAATAGTTCGAACCGGACAAGCCGGCGTCGGACAACGTGCCGGCCATGCCGGTGGCTGTCACGTTCTTGTCGCCCATGCCGAATAGGCGATTGCCAATGCCGCCCAGAAGGCCGCCCACGAGCGCGCCGATTGCCGTGCCGATGACTGGGACCACCGAGCCAACAGCAGCGCCGACAGCGGTGCCGACGTTCACAGTGGTGTTGCTGCCGTACTGGCCCGAAATCAGGCGCCCGCCCATGACGCCACCAAGCACACCTGCTGCCACGCCCGCGAATGCGCCGGCGCCCTTCGCAATTGCGCCATTGACGAGCAATTCCGAACTCATGCCAGTTTCGTATAGCCCGACCTGGACGGCGTCCGCAACGGTGCCGCTGAGTGCCGAGAAACCGCCTGAGATTGCCTTGTACAGGCTCGATGCGGTCTGCGCCATGCCGATAAGCCCGCTCGCACCTGACGCTGCCCCAGCGACACCGTCGCCACCGCTCGCCGCTTGAGCCAGGCCAGCAGCGCCGGTCAGGCCGACCGAGGCGCCGATGTTCAGCACCCACTTTTTGATAACCATCTGATACAGCAGGTCCAACAGTCCGTTCTTGAGCGTGTCGCGCAGGCGATCAAATGCCGACTTGCCGCTGTCGAAGATGCTGACAAAAGTGTCATGGGCCGTCGTCTCGATCGCCTCCCACGTTTTTTTCTGGTCTTCAAGCTGCTGATCCGCAAGCTTTTTGCTTGCCTCTTTCTCTTCGATGTCGCCCAAGGCGGCAGCGCTACGCTTCTTTGCATCGATTAGGGCCTCAAGCTGGGCCATTTCGACGGTATAGCCTTTGTCGGACGCTGCCTGCGCGAGCTGATCTTCTAGCCGCGCAACAGTCAGCAGTTCTACAGCACTCTTGGTCATGCCAAAGGTCTTGGCCAACTCCTCATTGCGGTCCGCCTCGTCATTTGCTGCCTTGATCGCAGCACCGGCAGTTTTGAGGCTTTCCTCTGCCTGCTCTTGATAAAACTTGTTTTCTTCGATCAGCCGCTCCTGCGCGGCCACCTCGGCAATCTTTGCGCGTGCCGACTCAATGTGCCCGGCGCTAACTTTGTTTTTACCGAAGGCAATAGCCTCATCCAGCTTAATCGTCAGCTTCTGCGATTCGGACAGCTTGTCGTAGCCGGAAAGCTCTAGACGGTTGGCCGCAGCCTTCTCGCCGATAGCGGTCACCAACGTGGCGTAGGCGCTCGCCTCTTGGCGGATATTTTTGGCTGCATCCTTATCGGCGTATTTATCACGTACGAATTTCTCCATCGCCGGCGTCAGCTCGCCGAACTCTTTGCGCATATTCTCCAGTTCATAGGCGGTTTTCTGCGCGGCTGTGCCGTTCTCGCCTACCCACTTCGCGATTTTGGCGTCGCGCCCGCGATTGGCGGCCTTGGTCGCTTCATCCTGAGCCTGACCGACGCGCTTCAATGCGACTTCGTAGTTGTTTGCGATGTCAATTTCAAGCAGCTGACGCGACGTTATGTCCTTGCCGGCGAACTCTCCAGCCCCTGCGCGCACGGCGTCCAGGCGGGCCTTAGCGCGGGCCAGGCCGTCGCGATCGGCATCACTCAAGTCAGTCAGCGACTTGATGCGCGGCTCAGTCTCGGCAAGCTTGTTTCGCTCCTTCAGCTTCTCGATTTGCTTGTCGAGGCGCGCGATCATCTCGACCGTCGATTCCTCGACGGCGGCAGAAGCCTTGTCGCTAGCCTCCTCTGCCTTATTTCCCCACTGCATCCAAGCCAGGCCGCCCAGTGTCAGCAGGGTGATCACAGCGCCAATCGGCCCACCCAGCAATGTCAGGGCGCCACGGAGGATGCCTGATGCCAGTGAGGCCGCGCTCATGGCGGTCGTCATTGCGCCAGTTGCTAGGCGCATACGCAGGGTGGCGGCAGCAGCACCACCAGTGGCCAATGTCTCCGCCTCCCGCGCAGCAGCAATTTTGGCGGCGCCAGCAGCAGCAGCGGCGGCAGCGGCGTTCTCATTGGCGATGCGCACCGCCGTCAGTTCGGCAGACGAGGCGGCCATGCCGGCATTGATTGCCGCCACCTGAGATCCCAGTCGACCAAGCTCAGCGACGCGCTGCGCCCTGCCGATGCCATTGATTTGCGCCGCCAGCCGGACTTGCTCAAGTTCGATTTCGGCCATCACGATGGCGCGCGTTTCCGCAAATTGCGCCACCCGGGCCGCTACAGCGGCTTCGGCCGCAGCAGCAGCGGACGCCATGCGCTGCTGGTCCGCAGCGACTTCGATGCGAGCTGCAGCTGTAGCCTCCCTGGCCCGCGACTGAGCAATCAGGGCGGATTGCTGGTCAGCCTGCGCGCGCCGCAACTCCACGACAGCAGACTCGACAGCTGATGCCGTCAACTGGCGGTTTGCCACGATGCGCGCCTGCGTCGCCACTACCCACTCCGCCGCCCAGGTCGCAGCTTTGATGACGGTCAGGCCAGTCATCACGGTCAGCAAACCGTTCAGGTTGCTCGCGAGCAGTCCAATACCTTGCGTCAGTGCCGCGACAGTACCGTTATCTTTGGCGCGCACCGCGGTGACTTCCATTACGCGATCTTTCAGCACCTGGAACGCGCCGCTGATGGTCTGGATTTCTTTTGCCTCCTCGCGCAGCTTTTCCAGCGAGCGCGGCAGCGCTTCGGACAGCACGGCGGACGTCAGCTTGCCCTCCTCCGCCATTTTCTTCAGCGCGCCGACCGGCACGCCGATGCCGTCTGCTAGGGCAAGCATGATGCGCGGCCCGGCCTCGTTGACAGCGTTAAATTCTTCGCCGCGCAGGACGCCCGACGCGAACGACTGGGACAGCTGCAGCATCGCTGACGATGCCTCTTGCGCGGTGGCGCCGCTGACCTTAAGCCCCAGGCCGACGACTTCCGTTATGTCGGCTACTTGCTTCTGGGTGTTGCCGAGCTCCCGGGTTCCGTTCGCGATCTTCGCGTAAAGGACGCCGGTGTCGGCGAGGCTTGCCTGCGCCTCAGTGGAGATGGCTTTTACGCTGGCCAACGCCTGAGTGTATTCGCGGGTCGAGAGGGTTGCGAGGCGCAGTTGCGCCGTAAATTTCGTGTACTGATCCGACATCTGGATGACCTGCGCCAAGCCAATCCCCAGGCCAATGCCGGCGAGCGCTGACTTGGCAGCATCGGCAGCGCGCGCCATGCTGTTGGTCGCACTTGTGACCGTTTGACGAGCCGCGTCCATATCGCGCTGCAAGCGCGCGATATCGGCTCGCAGCCGGATTTCCATGTCGCCAACGATCATGCGGTCTCCAATAAAAAAGCCACCCGAAGGTGGCTGTGGTCATCCAAAAAAGTCGTCCAACTGCTTCTGCATTCGATGCTCATGCAGTCGTGCGGCATCTGCCGACCTGAACGGCGCCTCGCGGTCCTGCTTTGTCGCTGCACTAGATTCACTCAGGTATTCACGCGAAAGCCGAATGAGGGTTTCTGCCTCCCACGGCGTCAGGTCAATTCCGGTGTTTGCCTGGCAGGCGACGAGGTCAACATGGGACAGGGCAACCTGCCCCATCGAGCCGGCAAGCGTCGGCCCCCACTTCCAGAAATAGCCGAGCAAGTGATTTGCGCATTCGACTGGCGGCATGTCCGGCTCGTAGGATTCATCCTCGAATGCGTTTTTGATCGACTGCGCCCGTGTGATGCTGGGCGCGTCCGACGTGTTGCTCTTGTGCTTGTCCGGCGCCGCCCCGAGCCAGGCGGCGTGCCGGACATGCAGGCTTAGCTCGTCTGCGACGCCTTGGTAAAATTTGCCGTGTCACCGATCAGCTTGTCGAGCTGCGCTGGGATGAAGCACAGCTCGAGGTCGGTGTAGACGGCCATGGCCAGGGCCTCGCCTTCCAGCTGGTCGACTTCGACGTTTTCCAGTTTTACGGTGCAGGCGGCCAGGAACATGGCGCGCTCGGTGGCTTGCTCCTCGGCGGTCTGCTTCGATTTGCCTTTCGCCTTGAAGCGGTCGACGCTGCGGTTCGACTGGGCGGCCTGCGCCTTGGCGTACTGCTTCGTGCCCGGGCCGTACATGTGTGCGCGCATCGGGCGCGACAGATCGGGTTGTCCATCGGCGCCGTCGGCGTACATCGGGCTGTCGTCGCCGTCCAGCAGGTGATGGATGATGGTCGGGACGAGTGCAAATTTTTTCAGGTTATTCGACATGGTGTTTTCCTATTCGCGGTGGGATTAAATGCCCGCGCGCGCCGCCGCTCCCCGCGAAAGGAGACAGCGTCGCGCCGGTGCTGGTGATGGCCGAATGGCCGTGATGGTTTAGACGATGACGGTGTCGCGCTGGCGCAGCAGCGTGAATGCGCCCTTGACGGCGTCGTTTGCGGCGCCCTGGTTCTCCACAAACTTCATCACTTGGGCGGTGAAGTAGCGCAGCTTCGTGGTGTCCTGCTTGACGAGCTTGAACGACGGCACGCTGTTGTTGTTTGCAGCCGTGGCCAGGATGATCTGGCCGGCGTCGCTCTCGGCCCATGCGCATTCGAATTCCGCATTCGGCAGCTTGAAGTTGCCTTTCTTCTCGCGCACCTGCGCATCGCCGACGGTTTCCAGCGTTGCCGTGTTGTATTCGCGACCGAGGACGCCGCCGACGTTCGTGATCTGGCCGACTTCCACCCAGGTCAGGGCGGCGTAGCCGGAGGCGTCGTAGGTTGCAGGAGCTGCGAGTGCGACATACAGCTTGGTGCCTGCGACGGTGTCAAAATCGATTCCTGCCATGGTGAAACTCCTAATAAAAAACCTGCCGGGCGGGATCGCGGGCAGGCAGGTTGAAAAGCATTGGGCGTAAAAAAACCGCCCGGAGGCGGCTTGTTGATGTGGAACTACTTAATTCGGCTCGATGTACGTGACCATGAAGTCTCGAGATTGCTCCGCGATCCCAGGCTCTTCGTCTGAAAGGTCCGGCCCCACGCTGTCACGCAGCACGCTGCGTACCTGGAGGCCAGCAATCACGCCTGTGAACACGCCGCTTCCGAGTCGTGCGGCGTTCAGCGCGGCTTTCATCGCGGGGTAGGTCGTCGCGTACACGGTGACTTGCACACGCGCCGTGACAAGTGTTGTAGCGCCCTCGCGCGCGACCGTGTCGGCGTCGTTGCGGCCGACTTCGGTGAGCCCGACGGCGACCGGAGTAACTGCCGACAGCGGCACAGTGCCGGCGATGATGCGATCGCCGACCAGGTCGGTCAGCGGGGCGTGCGCCAGCAGTAGCGCGCGCATGACGGCGACTGCGTCCATTATTTGCGAGGTTTCACGGTGGATGCTTTAGCGTCCAAGGCCGGCTCATCGGCGGCTGGCGCCGAAGCGGCTTTGACGTAGACCGCCTGCCCCATCGTTTCCACGTGGTACACGGCGAGGCGATCGCCGCGCGGCGATTCAACCGTGTCGTAGGTCTCGCCTTTTTTCAGTTCTTGCACGGTTTCGCCGTCGAGCGAGCCCTGCACTGTCTCTGCCATCTTGATTTTCATTCGATCTCCGGGGTGGATGAGTTAAGGCCTTCTTTTGTTAGCCGCTTGCGTGCCTGGGCGACGACTGCGGCCAGAGCCGGTGCCGTGTTTCCGTCAAACGTGGGACGCATGAAAGGGCGCGCGCGCGCGCCAGGGTGATCGACCTCAGCAACGATGTTGCCGCCGACGGTCAATCCACCTTTTTTCTTCGGCTTGATCTTGTGCGGCTTCGTGCCAAATTCGACCAAAATTGCATGGGGCGCGATCTTGCCGCGCGCCTTTAACTTTGCCGTCACCGTGCCGCCCTTGGAGCTTGTCGTGACGGCGAGACTCTTGATGAGTTTCCCCGTTTTCCGCGGTGCTTTCGCTTTCGCTGCACCCTTGAATACGTTTGCGCCAGCGCGCAAGCTGGATCGGAGAACGTTGCGCTCGACCTTGACCGGCAACGTCTGCAGGAATGCGTCCAGCTCGCGCCCACCGGTGATTGTGTCGCTGCTATTGGCCATTTGTATATCCTTCCAGCATGTACTCGTCGTGCACGCCATCATCCAGGTGCGCCGGCCCAGCGATGATCTGCATTACCCGGGCACCGCGGCTGTGCAGCACCACGCGCATAGCCATATCGACGCCGAAGGCATCCCGGATGCGCAAACGCGTGCGCGTGACGCCCACGGTCAAGCCGTTATCGGTCGCCTCGGCTCGGCTCGGCAGCAGGTCTTGCACATTCGCCCAGAAATAAGCGTGCAGCGGCACCCATTCCTCGATCGCTGTGCCGTAGACCGGGTCTTTCGTCGTGACACGATGCTCGATGCTGACTTGGTCGTCGCAGGTGAATGGGGCTGCCATCTAGTAAACCTTCAGCGCGTCGAGGCCAGCTTTCAGCCATGGTGACTGTGGCATGCCGGCCGGCGCGTACTGCTCCCGCACGCGAGCCAAGACATAGGCCTTGACGGCATCCGGCACCGTCGTTTCATCGGGCCCGTAGCCACAGACCACATCGACCATGACCGAATCGATGTTGCCGCCCACGGCTGGCCACGTTTTGCCGAATGCTGGCACGATGTATCCAGGCTCGCGCGCGGTGTCGAAGCGGAAGTCGGCAGGGTCGAGCTCTTGCGTATCGCCGTCGATATCGACGTAGCGGAAGTCGATGACCTCCGAAATAGGCGACGCGGGAATTTCGATGTCGCCGGCAAAGCGGTCCAGCGTGATGCGATAGGTGCGGTTCACGAAAGCGCGACCGGTGTAGTGCTCCGCCTCGGTCGTCGCGTTGCCGACGGCGATCTTGATCTCGTCATCTAGCGCGGTGCCATTCACGCGCGCGGCGGTGCGGGCAGCAGCCAGCGAGACGACCATCGTTGCCGGCGGCGTGATTATTCGGTGAGCCATTCGCATTCCTTGTTATCGCGGTGAACTGGTTGCTGTACGGGGCGCTGCTGGTGCGGCGGAGTGCGGCGCGTGCCGCTGCCGGCCGGCGCCGGCTTTACCTGCTGCGCCGGAACGTCGAAGATCAGGCCATCGACGCCCTGCTGCCGGTCGAAAATCACACGGATCACGGCACGCGCACCGGGCCGACAAAGCCGAAATACGTCAGGGGGTTGCCGCCGTTGTAATTGTCCAGGGTGAGCATGCCCACTCCGTCGGACAGGAGCCGAGTGCGGATCGGGACAGAAACCACGCCAGATGCATTCGATGCAACCGGGCCGCCCGATGATGTGATCTGGCCCCGCGCATCGGACCAGGTCCAGTAAATACCGCCGACGTTGACCTGCAGCTCGAGCGTCTTCGACTTTTTCAGCGTGATCACGATCGACTTTTCGACCAGGTCGGGATCCGTGCTGGCCGCATCGGTTACAACCGTGACCGACAGCGAATTGCTCGACACGTTGCCAACAGCGTCGCGCGCCGTGACTTCGTACTGGTGCGCGGTCAGCGGCGCCAGTCCGGTAAAGCTTTTCGACCTGGTCAGACCGGTGCTGACTGCGGCACCGCCGTCCTTGCTGACAAAGTACTCCGTCACGCCGACCGCATCTGTCGCTGCTGGCCAGCTGATGTCGGTGGTCGTGGACGTCTTCGTAAAGCTGATCGCGCCCTGCATGACTGGGCCGGCGGTGTCGCCAGCGGATTGCGTGGTGAAGCTCGCCGTGTTCGCCACCGCTGATTCATTCAGTGTCGCCGCCCCGTCGGCATGCAGGAAATGCAGGTAATACAAAGTGCCGGCCGCCAGCCCGGTCAGACTCACCGATTGCGCGCCCGCTGCCGTCACGGCCTTGCTGCTGCCTGCCTTGACCTGCGCCGCTGTCGCCGTCGCGCTGGTGTTGGCCAGCCAGTACAGCGTGCCGCCGGCCTCATTCGTAGTGACAGCGCCGGTGGCTGTTGTCTGACCTGTCGCCGTAGCGCTTGCTGCGGTCAGGGTGGGCGCGGTGGTATCGCCAGCGGTGGGCGCATCGGTCGGCGCGAGGTAATAATCGCCGCCGATCTTTTCCGGGTGCAAGTAGAAATCGGCCATTACGCCACCACGACTGACACGGCCATGTTGCGCTTATCAACGGGCATGACGATATCAACGCCGCACGTCCCACCAGCGGCCAACGTCGACTGGTACGTGAACGACAGAACGCCGGCGCTGTTGGTGGTGCCCGTTGTGGTCTGGTAGCGCACGACCTCGCCAGCCGGGCGTAGTGGGTTATCCACGACGGAAACTTGCACTCCAATCAGATTTGCCGCCAAGGCGCCATCCGAGCCGCGCAGGGCCATGGTCACCGTGCGGCTTGCCAGGGGAGCGCTGCCCGCCAAAATAGGGCGAATGGCTGCTGCCGCCGAGTATCCGATGTTGATGTTTTCCGGACCGTACGGGTGCGACGTGTCGTAGCTGTTGGCTGAGTTGTACCATCCGGCAGACGACACGTAGCTGACGCGTGCTGGTGTGGTGGTTGCGGCTATCGCAGCTTGTGTTTGTGCTTCATGAGAAGTGCCATTGAACTGACGGATCACGATGATTTTTGTGGTGCTGGGCGTCGCCGCGATTAGACCATTTAAGAACGTAGTCATGGCTGATGTGATATCACCCGAATCGTTCGTACCCATCATGGTCACGATCGCGGCAGGTGCGCTGGCGAAAGAGCGCGCTACGCCGGAATACTGATATTGGTAGCTCAATGGAAGCGCCGGAATGCCACCGGGCCCGGTATTGTTCATGCTCGCACCGCCGAAGGCGATAATGCCGAATTCCATTCCCAGATTTTGCGCCGCGATGCGCGCCCAACTTTGCCGAGCGTCGTTTCGGTCGCATTCGTTAGTCGCCGTGCCATTCACGCTGAAATAGCCCTCTGTGATGCTATCGCCGTAAAACCAGATGTCAGAAGGCAACCCTGGGGGCTTCGTCAACGTTCCGCCGGCGTCTAAAACAATGCCGGTGAGCGACAACGCTGCGGCCTGGGGCGACCAGCGGCTTTGCGCTTGCGTTGCCGATTTAAATACGACCTCAAGGAAGTGACCGCCCTTATTTGCGTAGTCGGCCGTGAGCGATGGAACGGCAATGGCGACACTGGCCGCGAGCGAAACCGTAACCCATGCGCCAATGCCGTCCACCTGGTAGCAGATTTGCGGCAACGGCGTGAGAATGCCAGTCATGTCGAATTGCAGGGTGCACGCCGTTCCGGTGAATTTCGTCTTGAAGTAAGCGCCAGGGCAAATCGTTTTCGCCGAGCTGGCACCAACGCTCCAATTCCCAGGCGACCACAGAACTTTACTCGTTGCGTTGGTCAGCGCATTATTGGCAGTGGCGGTGACGGTGTACGAAGCCGACCCGGCGGTCAACGTTGGCGTGCCAGTCGCGCTGGCCGTGAAGGTCGCCGTTCCCGCCGCGGACGGCGTGAATGTGCCGGTCGCCGTAGGCACGCTGTCCGACAAGGTGAAGTTGGTTTGGCTAAAGGAGCCGGCAACGCTTGCAGTCATGCTTACCGCTTGCGGCTGGCCTGAAGCAAGTAACTGGTCGGTCCCGACGGTGAATGAGACAGGCACGCCCACAGCGCCAGTGCTCGCCCCGAGAGTCAAGGTTACTTGGGACGGCGCAGCGGCAACAATTCCCTTGCTGTCTACCAAATTATTATTGAAGCGATACAGTGCCACGAGGCCGGTTTCGGTCCCGACGTATGGGGAGGTGGCGGGAGTGAAGTTTGCCGTGCTTTTGGCAATCGACCATACTGCCATTTCATCAATCTCGCCGCCCCAGTTGTACTGCGGCGCGCCCACGCCGAAGCAGCGGACCCTGAAAAATGAGTTGTATGCCCCAGATCCCAACAGCTTTACATTCGATGCAACAGAAACGCCGTCCAGGAAAAGAATAGACCCGGACGAGCTGAATACGAGGCGGACATGATGCCATTGGTTATCAGCAATATTTACTGAAGATTCGAGCGGTACATCAGCATTGCTCGGATCTGCATAGCTGGCTTTCAATGTATCTGACGCTGAAATGCCGATCCACACAGCAGGATCTTGTCCCATCATTATGCGGAGCGTACCTTGCGCGGGCGTTTTAAACCACGTCTCCAAGGTGCATGTCGATCCTGGGATTACACCGGCTCGATCAGCAGTCCCACCTGAGAAGCTGCCCCCGAAATTTCCAGAAGAATTAAATACTGCGCTGTATCCGTTCAGATCATTTGCCATCTATCGTCCTTCAAGTCTGCTCTATGGCGTTGAGTTTTTTCGGTGTGCTACTATTTTCCAAATTCAGGAGGCAACTAATGGTTCGCACCGCCCTACAAAAACTCGCTTCGTTCTTCCAGCCACAGCCAGAAACACCGGCATTTGACATGGGGTTCGCTTCTTATCTCGATGATCCAATCAACCCGACCCCATGCCCCTTTGAGCCGGGGACTGTGGAAGCGAGAGACTGGCAAGCCGGATCAGAGCGCGCATTTGTTCAAACGAAATAACTACATTCAGTTCGAAGTAATCGGGTACATCACGTCCAACACCTTGCCGCCGCCATCGGCGACACGCACGATGTAGACGGTACCGGGCGTCAGGGATGCATCGCTGAACGTGAGAACGCCTTTCGACGTGGCAGTGACACCAGTAAATTCCTTGGCTTCATCGAGCGTGACCGGATCGACAAGCGTGACTGTCAGGCCCGTCAGCTTTTGCAGCTTGATGTTTTGCGGCGTCGTGACCTTGCCTGGCTTGGCCGCAGCGGGCGTGAATGCCTCCACTGTTTTGATGACCGTCACAGCGGGATCGCGGCCGAAGAATTCATTCGATGCTGTGAACGTCCCACTGACCTTGGCGTAGACGTACGCACCGGGTGCGCCGTACCGCACGAAAGTGTCGGCGGGGACGGTAACGACCGCGTTTTCGACACCGATCTTCGCCCATGTGCCTGGCACGGTCGGCTGCACATTGACAGGTGCAGACGGGGCCGCGGGGGCAACAGGGGCGATCACCACGGGCGGCGCGGTGTCGATAGGCTGCGTGACCACTGCCGCGGTGTAGTTGCGCGGCACGATGTTGAACTGCACACCCAGGCTGTAGTTTGGCTTGATCGTCCGGCTCATGAACAGATCCCAGGCCTTTTGCGCATTTGCCACGCCGGCATCTACCGCATAGGCCAGCGCAGGCTGCATGTTCGACGGGTAGCCCAGGTATCCGTCCGAAACGCCGCCCATGTCGCCCAGTTTGCGGCCGAGCGCGGTCATCATGGCGACGCTGTTGCAGCCGAGGCTCAGGTAAGGGTTCGTGCCGGCATCGTAGGTGTAGCCCTGCAGCAGAGTGTCGAATACGGGCGTGTCCGGCGTGGTGCGGATCGTCAGCGCATACGGCGCTCCCTGAGTCCAGCACACGCCCGGCGCCGTCATGCGGCCGACCGGGAATTTTGCCTTCCATGCGAGCAGCGGTTTGGCGTTGTCAAATCCCAAGTCGACGGCGTGCCCGATTGCCGAGGTAAAGAAGTCGTCCATCCAGGGCGCCAGCGCTGTGCCGTTGTTGTAGGCCACGGCGTAGCCATTCAACAGGATGCCCAGCTTGTTTGCGCTGGCGTTGTTCGAATAGTTCGCGTTGTACCAATCCAGATTGTTGGTCATGAAGCCGACCAGGTCGCTCTTGAGTGGATCAGCGTCGGGCGTCAGGGCAGCGGCTTGCGCCAGCGTGCGAAGGCCCCATGCCTGGCCGCGCAACTGCTCGGGCGTCAGCAGCCCTTTGGCCTTCTCGCGGTAGTTCGGGTTCGACGCGAACGTGTCGTACATCGCCCAGAACTGCATTTCTTCCAGGTAGAAATAATCGCCGGTGATCAGGTACGGCAGGTACGCGAGGCTCGGCTGGTGCGAAATGTCGTGCGTGTACGGCGACTGACAACCAGCAGGGCAGCCAGGGAACGCTTCCATGAGGTTCGTGTTCGGATTCCACGTATCGCCGTACTGGCCATCGACGGTCATGTATGGATGGTTGACCAGGCTGACCGGGCGGTCCGTGGCGCGGTCGCGGTAGTGCATCGAGTAGCTGCCGGCGGCGTCGGCGGTGGCCAAGGTGGCACTGCGCGCACGGGCGTCCATCGTCACCACGAAGGCTGCGGCCCAGGCCGGCAGGATGCCAATGCCATCGTTACCGCCCGTCATAGGCATGTACCCATTCGACAGGCCCATGCCCATCGGCTCTACAGCCACGTTACCGTAACCGGTCAGCACGGCGGTCGACGGCAGCACCGATTGGTCGTAATTCGGTACAGCACGGCTGGAAATCAGGTATGGCACGTTCGATTGCACGTTGACAGCGGGTGCATCGCCGCCCCACCAGAACAGTTTGCGCCAGCGCGCGTGGTGCAGGTGCGTCAGGCCCGCCTTGCTGTAGACGGATTTGCCGCCGACGATGATTTCGGCGTCGTAGGTGAAGTTCGCTGGGCCCTGCTCGTACGCCCAGGCATTCTCGATCGTGACGTCGACGCGCGCTTTCTTCACCGCGCTGTAATAGCGGATGGCGAAACGCGCCTGCAGGTGCGGGTGTGCCACGCCGGCGACCGTCGTCAACGGCGCCGACACCTGCCATTCGTTCGCAACGGCTCCGGCCATCCATGTGGCTTTGGCACCGACCTTCAGCAGCTGGTCAGCGGATGCCGAGTACTTGACGCCGGCGATGGTGGCGGCGGCCGATGCGGTGAAACCGTCGGCCAGTAGGTTGACCGTGGTGACGGCGCCGGGCGTCGCGGTACCGCCAGTGTTGAGCAGCATCGTGCCGGTGGCGCCAGCCTTCAGAGACGGCACGATGGCCGAGATGATCGCGTGGCGCACGCTGCCGTCAGCATAGGTCGCCTTGACGTCAGTCTGCAGCTGAAGCTTGGCGCCGTCGAGCGTGCCGACCAGGACGTCGGTCTTCTTGACATCGCCGACGGCGAACACCTGGCCGAAGGTGACAGGCACGTTGGACTGGGCGGCGCCGGTATTCTGGAAGCGCACATCGGTGATTGCGCCGGCGGCGGCTGCGCTGGCGGCCATCAGGGCGGCGACCAGGAACAGTGTGATGCGGGATCGGGTGGTCATCGTGTGCGCCCAGGCTTATTTGGTTTTCGGTGCGGCGGCTTTGTTTGCGGCGGCCGGCTGCATCTTGTTTTCTGGCTCAGGGGCGGCCTTGGCGCTGACTTCCTCGACCAGGCCATTGGCTTTCAGGTCGGCGAATCGTTGGCGCGACACGGTAAATGGTTCGCTTTCGGAGTTTTTGAACCCCTCGTCGCCCTCGAATGGGCGGATTGCTTTGACGGTTACTTCGCTCATGCTCTTCTCCGGTGAGAAAAGCCGTTCTTAGGCGGCTTTTCATGGGTTTTGACGATTAAGCGGCAGGTTTGACCAGGCCGGTGACGAACGCTTCAGGGCGATAAACGGCCAGCAAGGTCCGCTCTTCGGCACGAATTGTGCACATGTTTTTGATGAAATCATCCTCGTTTTCTGTCGACAGCAGCACTTCAACGTCCATACGGTCGAAAATCTGGGCCGCCAGATTGAACGCGCCGGTCAGGAAGTTGTTTTGCGCCATCGCCTGGGTTTCCACCACCGGCAGGCCCCACATACGCGGGTCAGTGCCGTTGACGGCCGACGCGATGATGTAGCGGCCGTCCAGATCCTTGGTCAATTCGATCTGCGTCCAGTCGATCGGGTTCAGGATGAACGCCGACGATGGGTATTCGGCCAGAACGACCTGCAGCAACGCCAAACGCATGCGGTCCAGCGCGGTGCCATTGGTCACGGTGACGTTGGTATTGGCAACGAATGCCGACGCTTGTGGCATCAAGCCCAGGATGTTGGCGCCGGAACCGTCGCCGGACAGGAACTGCTGCTCTTCTTTGTAGCGCAGGCCGTATTCGGCGCGGCCGTCGATGTAACTGGCCAGGCCTTTGGCGTCGTCCAGCAGCTGGCGCGATGCCTTGAAGTAGTGGGCGATCGTGCGGACCTGCGCGCTTTTCAAGTCGAACGTAATATTCGACTTGCCCTTCGCAGCACCTTCGACCTGCATGCCGGCGTTGTTGGTGAAGCCGGTCTCGACAACGTATTCGATGGACGAGCCGTCGGTTTGGCCAGGCATCAGCAGGTCACGGATGGTCATCTTACGATTCGGGCGCGCGATGATGCCCACTTGACGGTCGCCGCCCACCAGCGAGTTGCCAGGGCTGACGCCGGTGCCGACGGTCGCGGTCACGTTCATCAGATCCTTGCGTTCCATTGACACGCGCATCGACTTGCCGCGGGACGAGCTATCCATGCCCTTGAAGGCCTCGCTTTCCACCACGCGCTGGCCGGCGGTCTTGAACTCGCCTTCACCATCGCCCGGGCGGCGAACAGCTTTCTGCTCGAGCTCGGTGACCTGCGCCTTCAGACCGGCGATCTCCGCCAGATTTGCTTTGGCGCCGTTAAATTCGGTCAGCAGATTGTCCAGGCGGTCCTTTTGCTCCTGCGACATCAGGACGCCTTTTTTTGCTTCAGCAAGGGTCTTTTCAGCGGCCTCCTGAACTTGGCCTTTGATATTGCCGAGGGCGACTTCCAGTCCTTTCATATCCATTTCGCCCGCCATGCTGGCCATGAGCAGGCCAGCAGCCAGATCCGGCCGCGAATGCACGAAGCCGACGACGTCGACGCCCGCTGCCTGCGCAATGCCGGCACCGAGGGCGCTGGCGGCGAGGAAAATGCCGCGGATGAGATTGCGTTTGTTCATTGTGTTTCCTTATTGGGTGAGGGTGAACGCGGCCAGCAAGCTGAGCGCCTTTGTTTCGTCTTCGCCGGTTTCGCCCTCGGCCTCGCGCCGAGCAAGCAATTTCGACAGACCTTGGCCGGCGATGGCTTTAGCCTGCGTTTTTGAAAAGCCCGCTGCCTCGCACAGGAACTTTTCGAATTCGGAAAGCGAGGGCAGGCGCCCTGCTTCTATCAATGCCTTGACATCAGCCACGCGGGCGTCATCGTTCATCGGGTTTGTCACGACGCTGATTTCGACTAGGTCGAGTTTCATCAGCGTGTAGACCCCGGTTTCTTTGTTGACGCTGTAATCCTTGACGCGGTAGCCGATGGACAGGCCGGTAATAGCCTTTGTCTGCATGCCTTTGTGGGCCAAGCGCGCGTACGGCGCTTCAGCAAGCCATAAGGAAGCCTCGCCCAGCAAGCCGTGCTCGTCCTCTTTCAGGTCGCCCCATGCGCCGATTGGCTGGTCGGTCTGGTGCTGCCACAGGACCGGGACGGTGCGCCCGGCCTTCTTCCAGGCTGCAAGGCTTTCGGAGAAGGCTCCGGGCGCTACGATGTCGCCACCCTTGTCTACGACGTTGAAGACAGAGCCGTAACCCGAGAAGCCGCCTTCGTCCGACAAGCTTTTCAGCTCGAGAGGGATCGATTTGGTCAAAACTGACATGTAAAACTCCTTGGTGTGCGTTAAGGCTTTGGTGCGGTTTTTGTTTCGGCCTCGTGCGGATCGACAATCCCGAGCCAGTCGCGAACGGCCGCTTTTGCGGCGCCGTCTGATTTCTCGCCGAGCATGTGCAGCGGCGCCAAATTCGTTTGTGCGGTCAGTTCGTCGCCGCCGTCGACGCGCGGCCAGTCCTCCAGCGCGCGGATTTCGTTGCGAGTCATCCAGCCGTTTTGCGAGGCAGACGAATAGAACGCGGCGCGCGCCGCGCTGTCAGAGCGCAGCAAGCCTTCGATGGAGAACTTGGAAAAGAAGCGGGCGCGGTCACCGGCCGGCAGCAGCGACTTGTCGAGCGCCTGCTCGATACGTGTCAACCATGGCCGCAGCGTGAACGTCAGGAAGCCGATCAACTGCTGCTCGATGCCCGTGCCCCAGTTCGACGCAGCGCCGCCGTGGCCAACCATCGATGGCGGCACGCGGAACCAGCGGCAAAGTTCGGCGACGTTAAATTCGCGCGACGCCAGCATCTCGGAATCGTTCGGATTCATCGACAGCTGCTGGTAGTCGGTGTCGTTTTCCAGAACCATTGACGACCCGGCGTTTTGGCCGCCAGCGGAGAACTCACGTAGACGATCGCGCAAGGCCTCGCGCTGCGGTTTGTCGAGCGTGGCTTTAACCTTCAGGAATCCGGCGGCGCGCATGCCCGTCGAGAATACTTTCGCGCTGGCCTCCTCTGTCGAAGCGGCGCCTGTGAAGACTTTGGCGCCATACGACATCGGCGTCAGCCCGTTCACGCCGTCCAGGCTGAATGCCGGGATGTTGATGAGGTCGGCCTCAGCGATCGGGCGAGTACGACCGTCCAGGTCGCGGTACTTGTATTCCATTGACCCGTCTGACAGCCGCTTTTTCGTCACTCGATGCGGCATGAGGAAATTCAGCGCGACCACCTTCTTGCCGAGCTTCGCCTTTTCAATGTACGCATTGCCCCACAGGAGCATGCTGGCAATTACAGCCTCCCAAAACTGGGTCGCGGTCATGTCCGCGTTTGGCTGGCTGTGAATCAGCCCGTGATAGACGTAATCCGAGGCGTATCGGCGCGATCCGTCCGGCATTTTTTCGTAGAAACCCAGCGGCAGCGTAGAAATAGTCTCGGAAATCAGGCGCACGCAGGCCCAAACAGTCGACAATTGGAGCGCGGCGTCGACGGTCAGCGCCTTCCCGCCGCCACCCCAAGCGGCCCAGAAATCGCCATCCGTCAGCGAAATGGGCGCGCCAAGCCACTTCAGGACAGCGGATTTGATCCGGCCTGGCGCTTTATCTTTCGTTTCGCTCATGAATTCCTGTTATCCGACGATGATGTCGTCGATCCAGTCGTTATTTGGGGGTGGTGCAATGGCGTTGATCAGGCCCGCAGCCATAACCGCGGCGACGATCAAGTCGATGCGACCGGTTGCCTTCTCTTTGTCCAGCTTCCGATTGCCAGCCTGGTCTTGGTCTGTAACCGCATTACCAGCGCACATCGTTAAAATCTTGTGCCCGTTGTGGGCAATTTCGCCATTCAGCAGCATCGTTTCGAATGCCTCAATGGCCGGGCTCATGTCTTTGTAGCCCTGTCCGAACGCGGTCATCACTGGCAGGCTGATGCCTTCATCGGCCGCCAGCTGCATTAAGTCCTCGATGCGCCAGCGGTCGTATGCGCAGCCGACGATCTCGAAGAAATCGCACATTGCAGACAGTTTTTGCAGGATCACCCGCTTACTGATCGCCCTGCCCGGGGTCGTGTCGAGCAGGCCTTGCGCCTTCCACTCGACATAGGGAACGTGGTCAGTGTCAGCTTTGCGCTGCAGGTCGACGTCGGGCAAATACGCGTATGGAACAAGCTTCCATGGCTCGTTATCGGCGATCGGCTCCACAAGGAACACCATGCCGGTCAAGTCAGTCGTGCTGGACAGATCGAGCGCAGCGACAGCGCGGCGCCCACGCAGCGATTCAACCTCGTAGGCCAGTTCGGCGCCCTTCCATACTTCATGCGAAATCCACGGAGACTCGGCGTCTGTCCACTGGCAAAAATTCAGGCGCCGAACGATAGATTCCTTCGACGGCATGCCCTTTGCCTCGGTCACCTGCTCCCGGATGTACTTGTATCCAGGCAGATCCGCGTCCTGAAGGCTGGGGTTCGCCTTCGGCCAGCATTCCTCACTCTCGAAAGGATCGTCCTCCTCATCGAGCGCGCAGATATAGGGGAAAAAAGCATCATCAACCAGGTCGCCGGCCGCAACCCGCGCGCCGTATTCGTGATACGACCAGCACGGACCCTTTCGACCCGCGCCGGCATTGGTGATGATGAAGATCAGCGCCTGGCGCCGGCTCTTCGTACCCGCTCGCATCATTTCCAGCACTGTGCCGGTCTTGTGTTCGTGGAATTCATCGACTAGTGCAATGTGTGGGCGCGGTCCAGACTGTCCGTCGTCGCTACTAATCGGCCGAAAGAATGATCCGGTCTGTAGATAGGCCAGATTCCAGGCTTTCTCACCAGTTCCGCTCTTCGTAAGTCGCTTCGAAAGCTCGGGTGACTGGTCGTGCATCGCGACTGCGTCGCGAAACAGGATCATCGCCTGGTCTTTTTTCGTCGCGGCGGCATAGATTTCTGCACGGGATTCGCCATCAGCGACCAGCCCCTTCATGCCTACGCCGGCCGCCAGCGGCGATTTGCCGCTTCCCTTGGCCGTTTCGACGTACACAACACGAAACCTGCGGTAACCGTCGACACCCTTCCATCCAAAGATGCTGCCAACAACGAACTTCTGCCAGGGCAGCAACTGAAATGGCCGACCCTCGAAGTCGCCGCCATTGAGTTTCAAGACGTTGCTGTAGAACCGCATTGCCTTGTTCGATTCCTCAACATCCCACGTCAGACCACGCTTTTTCCCGTCTCTCAGATCGAGCAAGTGTCGCGCGCATTGAGCTCGAACGTGCGGGCCTGCGATGCGTTTTCCGTCGACAACTGACTGCGCGTACTCCGTTACCGGGTCATCCGAAGAATTCGCCGAGCGGGTCCTTTTTGTCGTCGTCATCAGGCGGTTCCGCATTCACTTTCGACCGCGCAGCAGGGGTCAGGCCAAATTCGACCAGGTAGCTTTTAAATTGAGAGTCAGCAGCACGGAGCTGGTTGACCGCAGGGTTCGTCTTGATCAGGGTTCCGCCTTGCGAGTCGGTCGTGTAGGTGCGCCCATCACGTTCGATCAGAATTCGGCATTCAAGAATGTCGGTGTAGCAGTCGCAAAGCCGCTCGAGCGCGAAACTGTCGGCCTCCGTCAAAACGCCCATGCGATCCAGTAAAACCGTCAGCCGACCCCAGGCAACCTGGCCAGACTGCCCCAAGTGATCAGGGCAAGATGGAATAACCCGCTTCGGCTTCGGCTCTTTTTTGTTGATTGCGCGCTTGCCCGGATTCCCTTTGACGAGTTTCAAGGCCGTCGGATTTGGGCGCCGTCCAGCCATAATTTCAGTTCCAGAAAAAAGGTTTCATTTCGCGGGTGTGCGTAAAGAGGCATCGGGCGGTCCTCTATGGATGAGGTCCCTGAAGTTTTAACCCACCCTTACCCATGTGAAACAATTTCATCCGAGAAATTAAGCAAGAATGATACTTATTAGCAAGTCCAATGCATCGCAAGCAACAGTTGACCGTATGACCGGCCGCCCTTCGCGCGATTGCAGCGACGGCATGCACACTGAGTGTTCCGGTAGGAGTGCTCGCCACCATCTTTTAGTGTGACGATGTGATCAAGCTCTGGTGCGTCATCGTCGTACGTCCCGCGCTTCGCAAGAGGAGTCTTAACTCCGCACAGCTGGCACTTCCACTTGTCCCGATCAAACACGACAAACGGATCCACCTTTTCGATGGTGACCTTAGCCAACAACGCCTTACGTTTTGCCTTGTCGATTCGCTTAGATGCTGCCATCACGTCTCGGGCACAGGCCTTGCTGCAGCAGTCTGTGACACCACCGCCTGTATATCTGGGAGCAAACGCTTCGCCACAAAACTTGCATGCACGGGACGGCAGCGGCGTGTACATCGGCTTTGGCCAGCAGCTCTCGGAACAATACTTCCTTGCATGGCGCCCCACGTATGGGTTTTGGCACGCCACGCAAAAGCCTGTGAAGATGGGCGACCAAGCATTGGCAGCTCGCGCCTCAAATGAGCACTCGCGCGAACAGTACGCAGAGTGCCGTGTTAATCGAGGTTTGAACTCTTTCTTGCAGTTGCCGCAATGCGCGATGGCGACGTACCGCATCGGCTTGATTCCAGCAGCACGATCTCGATGCGTGTACTTGCAATTGCTAGAGCAGAACCGCTGCAACGGGCGCGATGTCGTAAATGGCTTATGACACTGCGCGCACTGAACGTCACGCGGGCCGCTGCGATGTACGCCCTTTTGCTTGTCTCGACAGCCGGAACAGTACTTCCCTGGCTTGCCGTTACTAAAGAACTTCGTGATGGTATTGCCGCATGCGCACGCAGGTGCGGCGCAGGTATAATCTGCATCAGACACTGATGACCTCTTATCCAGGCTGTTGTGTTTAGAGGCCCGGCAGTGTTAGCGCACTGATCGGGCCTTGTTGTTTCCATCTTACTCCTGAGGTACGTGATGTGCCGTCGGGCTCGTCACCGCACCACTGGCCACCCGTCACCCGCAACTGAAACGCACCGACGACGCTTGTTTTTACCCTGCTCCACCTCGGTCTTGACCTTATGGCAGTCATGGCAGATCGCCTGGAGATTGTCCGGATGATCAATGCGTGCCTGCGTCCATTTCATCTTGGCTGCATTGGCCTTACTGATGATGTGGTCGACCGCTTGAGCCAGCACGCCGAGACGTCCGGCCTTGCGGCAAGGCTGGCACAGTCCGGCATCGCGGTTCATCACTGCCTTGCGGACCCTATCCCACGCTGCGCCGTATCCGCGCTCCTGCCGACTCTTCGTTCCCCAGGCCATCAGACAAACCGAACTTTGTTAGTCGCAGCCCCGCGTATGTTCTGCGCTTCGTTCGTTGCTGCAGGCTGATTCGCCGAATAATCGAACTGTGCGTTCACGATCCACCGTGACCGACCTGGGCGGCGCGCTCATAAAAAGCGCGACGTTCAGCACTCCAGCGCTGCCGGCCACGATATGCGCATGCCCACAGCACAGCGCCGAAGGCAACCACGACAGCGCCGACCAGCGCGCCGTACAACAGGATGTCGGTAGCGGACAAGTTATTCATCGAGAGCCTTCATGTTCAGTGCGCGGCATACCACCACGTCGATGGGCTGGCCGTTCAGGATGTGTCCGTGGGCCTGGAGTGCGATGGCCAGGCGTTCGTCAGCAGCGAGGCGCGATGCCAAGGCGTTGATCTGGTCAGGGTTGTTGCTGTGAACGGCGCGGCTGATGAGGGCGCGCCAGTGGTGCTGTCTCATTGCCAGCGACCTTTCGTTCCTGCGATGCGTGCCTGAACGCCGCGATTTACCCACCGCTTAACCTTCGTCCAGTCTGGTTCGCTGCCGGTCAGTGAGGCCGCCGTTGCAATGCCGATGAAGTAGATGCGCAGCCACCAGGCGATGCGGACTTCGAGCGTCAGCGTCCGGCTGTGTGGATGGGCTGTCATGCGTACCTCGGAATAAAAGACCGCCAGCACAGGCCAACGGGAAGGCGCCACGGAAAAGTGGCGCTGGAGACTCGGTTTCAGCGCACCACTTCGGCGTAGATATGGCCGTATGGCGCATGAATCAGCGCGAACTTGCCGCCGCCCTGGTCTGTGTATTCCACTGGCAGCAGTTCGCCGTAGCCGTTGGTGCCGAACACGCGGGTGATGATGCCACGCACCTCGTAGCCGAAGTCAACTGGGCTGATTGATCGTGCTGGCGTAATGACGGTCATAACTATCCTTTGAATATTGTGGCGGCCGGGAACTCCCAACCCTACGCGACGACGCGCTTGACCACACGGCTGCTGACTGCGCCAGTCGCAAAAGCCAGGTCAATCCCCGGCAGCTAATCAGCATGCGTGTGGTGCCTCGTTTCGTGAGGCATTCGGCGCATCAAGTGCGCGCTGTACCAAGCCGCAACCTTGCGGATCGGCCCGAGCAAGCTCAGTTGGAATAGTCAGCCGAGCGACGATCTGCCCGGCAGGCCCCTTGCGAGGACTTCAGCCCGATGCTTGCGCAGAGCGGGAACCTTGTTTGCGATAAAACTCAGCGAGCAGCCAGTCTTGCGTGGCACTGAGCATGTACCCGAGCTTTTGCTTAGCGTCGATCCAGCAATCCGCGTCAACGCTGTCGGTCACGCGGTCGGCATAGCGCACCTCCGGGATGACTTCGGCACTGATGACAGTGCGCCCCTCGTTGATCTGCTCGTAGAAGCGCATCGAAATCCTTTGGGCGTAAAAAAAGCCCGCTGACCTTTCGGTGCGGGCTTCAATTCATAACCGGTTTCGCCATAGCGAGACCAGCCAGTGACGCTACTTTAATGGAAAAGAAGGCGCGTTGCAACGTTCTTTTTCAACAGCACCTCAAGTGCGTTGCGCGCCAGCTGCGCTTCGGCGATATAGTCGAGTTGCGGAAACTTCCATCCGCCCATTCCGGCCATGCCCATCTGGATCCGCATTGCCCACTGATGCGAGCGCTGCAGGCTGCGAATCATCGCGTCCGTGGCCTCGGCAATCTCGTTCTCGCGCCGCATGTTTGAGCTGTCGCCGCTGTCATAGCCGTCACCGTCCGATTTCAACGTCGACTGAGATTTCACGCCCAGGTCGGTATCGTTGCGGCCCATCCATTCCTTCCAGTACGCAAGGCATTGGTCTGTGCCGGAAAGTTCGACGCGGTCGGACACTGGGATGACACGGCGCGGGCGGGCGGCTGCCATAGCTTGCAGTTCTTGCTGTGAATATTTGCTCATTTCTTGCTCCGGTTATTTTGTCAGTTCAATGGCTTGCACTTCGGTAAAGCCCTCTTTCACGAGCGCCAAGTACTTCGCGCGCTTCATTCGCGCGTCGAGCGTCATCCACTCCAGGTGCGCCGCCCAGTTTTCGGCGATCGACTTCATCAGTTGCGCCTGTGCTACCAAGCCCTTGTCGGCGTCGTTCACGCTTTTTCTCCTTGAATTTTCGACGCCGCCCGCGCCCGGTAAATCTCGACCACTGCCAGCGCGGCCGGGATCGAGTTGACGATGTGGACATCGGCCTGCCACGCGGCATGCCAGACGACCTGGTCGGGCGTGAGCTTTTGCGCGCTCGCCGGCTTGGCGCCATCCTTCACCTCGATGAGGAACACTTCGTTCTCGATGGCGCACAGCAGATCCGGACAGCCGGAGCCGACTGCATGGAGGTGCTCGACAGTGCAGCCGGCGCCGCGCAGGGCCTTCACCACGGCCGGCTGGTTGGCGTCGATTTTCTTTGCAAATCCCATTTTTCTCTTTCGTTTAAACGCGCTCAGAGCGCGGCAATCTTGGTCGGATGAGGCGATGTAGCCACTCGGTCACGCTCGTCGCTTGGCGGCCCCGCAGATGCAGCAGGCGCGGCATCGGCGGTGACATCTGCTGATTCTTTCCGCCGCATTTGCTGAATCCAGGCCTCTCGCCTGTCGCTCGCCACTCGATCCTTTACCGGCGTGAACAGCACCGTCCATGCATGGTCCCAGCGCACCAGCGGCTCCGGGTTGCCATCGCCGTAGATCGTGCAGCGGCCCTCGCCTTCCGATGCGCGCGGCGCGTCGACGAGGGTGAAGTGCGCGCAGCGGCCGCAGCATTTGGCGCTCATGACTTGCTCGCCAAGTAGTCGGCAACCTGCTGCCTTGTGCGCGCCTTGAACTCATCCGTGTCGGCGCGCTCGTTGTCGAGACGTGCTTGGTACTCGGCCGCTTTCTGCGCTTCGGAGTCAGCGAGCATCTGCTTGATCTTCGCCAGTTGCGCGCGAGCCTTTTCATCCAGTGGTGCATCGTCGGGTCCAGCCAGCAGGCGAGCAGTTGCCGGCGCCGGCGCCGGCAGCAGCCCAGCGCGTACCGCCTTCGAGATTGCTGCGGTGCGCCGGCCAGCGTCCCAGCCAGCTGACGTCAGCCATTGCGCCGGCCGCCGCTCGGCCCGGGCTTGCGCCACGATGCGGGTGTATGCCTCCTTGAACGCCATGCGCGCGCCGACCTCGTCGCCCATCGACAGAACGGGCTGGCAGAGCCCGAACGCCTCGGCGCATTCAGCGGTCCAGGCAACCGTGTCGGCTTCATCGCGGCTGGTCAGGGCGATGGCCCAGGCTTCTTCAGCACCAGGTCGGCCGTCGTTCGATGCGGACGCTTCGATCTGCTCGATCAGGTCAGCCGGCTTCGGTGTAAAGCGTCCGCGCACCCGGTCCAGGCAATGCGCATTCAGGGCGGCGCGCACGGTCTCGATCGGGTACGTGGACATCGCCGCGAAGAACATGCTCTTGGCGCCGGCGCTGATGACTTTGTTAGCGCCCGAGCCGATCAGGTCGTAGGCCGAGTCGAGCATGTCAGCGAACTCGTCGTAGTCGCGCTCAACCATCGATCACCTCCGACTTGTTGCCGAACAGGCGACGCTTCGCCTCGTCGTTCGATGCCTTGCGGGCAGCGTCTAGGTCCAGCACGGCGCCGGCCGGCCGGCCCGCGGTGGCTGCGCTTTCCTTGCGTACCCACATGCGCCAGGTTGCCGACCAATCCGTTTTGCGACCGCCGGCGCCGGCCTTGGAGATCCAGTAGTCATAAAAGTTCGTCGCCACCAAGGATGGCAGCAAGTCGGGACGCTGGGTTTTGCAATACTCGACATCGGCTTGGCTTGGCTTCCAGTCGGCAGGCAGCCGGGAACCGGATGCATTGGGTTTTGCCTTGGTCGGCGCGAGCTTTCCGGCGGCGCTGTTCGCCTCTTCCTGTTCTTGCTCCTGTTGTTGTTCCTGTTCCTGCTCCTGTTCCTGGTTTCGAAACGGTTTGGGTAAGGGTTGCGCAACGGTTGCAAAATGGTCCAGAATCGAGCGAGGGAAATGCTTCGCAAATTCGCGCAAAGCCGCAGCCAGAGCGGGTTTCACGGTGGACTTATCGGGAATCTGCTCGAACAAGCGCCCGGCCGAGATGCCTTGGTTAGGATTTTCGATCGGGTTCCACTTGAGGTAGGCATGCATCACCACCCATTTCGACGCTTTATCATGGGTTGCGAAACCCTTGTCGAACAGTTCGGCAAACCCTTCCTCAACCCTTGTTGGCGCCCATTTAAGGTCTTCGCAAACGTATCCAATAGGCAGGTGGAAGCAGCCCAGGATGTTCGAGTGCGGGCTGGTAAGCAAGTACAGCGCGAGCATGCGACCGGTGTCGCTCATCGTGCTCGTGTCCTGGCTTGTCCAGAAAGTAGTCTGCACTTTTCCGTAGTCACGCATGCTGGCCTTCTTTCTGTTTCAGTTGCCACCTGGCGAACTCGCCAGCCACCCAGGCCACGCCCTTCGGCGTGAACTTGGCGCTATTGAATGCATGGCCCGTGTCGGCGGTGCCGGCCTTGACCGCAAAGCGGCCGGCGTCCAGGTGCGGCGCAAATGGCACCATTTCGCCACCGAGGCGATAGAGGATCTTTTCGTCGAGCAAGAACTCGCGGAACACGTTTTCCTTGGCGCCGAGCAGCTTGGCGACCTGGCGGAAGCCTTTCAGGCCGGTGCTGTCGGCGTACCGGTCAACAAAGTCGACCTTCGGCGCCGCGGCGGCCAGCTGCTCAGCCTGCTGTGCGATTACATCCTGCTGGTCGGCTGCCAGGCGTAGCGCAGCAGCGAAGCTTTGCGGAAGCGCTGGCGTAGCTGCGTGCTCTAGCTCTTGCCAGCGGTCGACCAGGCGCGCGGTGAACTCGGGCGACAGTTGAGCGACGACGACGTAGCTATCGCGCTTGCCGATCCGGTATTCGGTGGCTGCTCGCCCAAGGGAATCGAGGTATTCCACCACCGGTGGAACACCGATGGCGCCGGCGGCGGCCAGCCGTTCGATGGTCCGCTTGACGCTGTCGTGACGAGATTCGACCAGGTCGGCAATCTCGCGGCTGGTCATGGTTGGGTTAGTCGTCAGCATGCTGCGCCCTCCTTCGGTTGATTGAACAGCGCCGCGAAAGGGTTGGCCGGCGCCGGCGGCGGCAGGCCGTGATCCTTGCGGTACCGCGCGCGGCGTGCTGCGGCCATCTGGAACTTCCGGCTTGGACTGCTAACTTCCAGTTGATAACGTTCCGCACGCGTCTGCCGGCGCTTAACTGCGTCAGGCAGGTTGCCCAATGCGTAGATTGGCGCTTGATCGCCGCGGCCGTCGGGCGGAGCGAAATCCTTGATGTAGACCTTCCCGTCAGCGCGCAGCATTGACAGGTACTTGTGCGTGCGGCTAAGGCTGCGCGAAATTGCGGCAGCCAACTGCTTTGCCGTGCACGGCTCCGCCAGCGTGGCGGTGATGCGAGTGATCTGCACCTGAACGCGGTCGGGAAGCTTCTTTTTGCGGGTAGTGACATACTCGACGTCCGGATGGTCTCCGGCCGAGAACAGTGGCGCCGGTCTCCCCTCTGGCGACGGGAGCCATCCGGAAAGGTAGACGCGCTTCGGCGTGCACGCCCGCAGGCGGCGGGTGTAAATGATCGCGCTGTCGCGGGACATGTGAAGTGCGTCGGCGATTTGCTGATTACTCAGCTTCTTGCCGACCAGTAGCGCGGTGACGCGTGCATCGTTGCGCTGGCCGCGGCCGACGGAGGCGTTTTTCTCGCGGCGTGTCATGGAGCCTCCGCGAACAGGTCGATCTGGCGTGCGGCCAGGTCGGCGGCTTCTTGCGCAGCGGCGAGTGAAATATGTGCATCGGCAATGCGGGCGTCCTGCAGCGGCTTGTATTCGATATTTAAATCACAGCCGATGAACGAGCGGCCATGCTCAATAGCGACGGCCGCTGTCGTGCCACTCCCCATGAAGCAGTCGAGTACAACGTCGCCCTGGCGACTACCCGCCAGGATGCAAGGCTCAACCAGCGCCGGCGGGAACGTTGCGAAGTGTGCGCCTTTATACGGGCGGGTTGCGATCGTCCATACCGACCGGCGATTGCGCGTTTCGGCGCTGTAAGCGACAAGATCGCGGTCTACGCGGAATTGAGGTTTCTGGCCGTGAGTACCCGCACTGTCCTTCGTCGTGCGCGCAAAACTGTTGCGCCGCGCGCCACCGACCGCTTTCATCGCCCCATTTGTTTTGCCGGGTACGCGGTCACTGCCCGCCTGCGACTCGACGTCCTGCGCCCACCGCGCGATGCTGGATTCTGCCGCCGGCTCGCGCACCGCCTCAGCGTCATAGAAATAGCTGGACGACTTCGCCAGCAAAAACAAATGCTCATGCGCCTTCGTGCATCGATCGGTAACGCTTTCTGGCATCGGGTTTGGCTTGTGCCAGATGATGTCCTGCCGCAGGTACCAGCCGTCGGCGCGCAACGCGAAAGCGAGCATCCACGGGATGCCATACAGGTCTTTGGCTTTGACGCCATCGACCTTGATCGCGCCGGTGCGCGTCAACTTCCGCGGCGCTGCTTCGATCTGCGTCGCGCTGATGCTCTCGTTGTACGCGTGCTTGCCGTCGCCGTTGCCGCCTGACCGCCCCTGCGCGCCCCAACTGCCGGCGTAGCTGTCACCAATATTGACCCATAACGTGCCATCGTCGGCCAGTACGTCGCGCACGCAGCGGAACACCTCGACCAATTCCGCGATGAACTGCTCCGGCGTGGCTTCGAGACCGATTTGCGCCTCGACGCCGTAGTCGCGCAGGCCGAAGTACGGCGGCGACGTCACGCACATCTGGACCTTGACGCCGGCCGCCGCCATCTTGCGCAGTTGGTCGCGGCAGTCGCCGAAATGGACCTTGTTCGTCCAGTCGTTTGCGTTGGACGTCATGGTTGTGCTCCCGATTGACTTACGAGAGCGGGAGGCGCGCCGCGCGCCTTACTCTTTTTCAAGCCGAGCACTTTGGCTTTCGCGTAGATGTGCGCAGTGCTGCGATTCAAGCTCGTAGCGATGGCGGACGCCTCTTCTGTGGAATAGCGCGTGCGCACCTGGTCAATCTCTTGCTCGGTCCAGTTGCGCCGGTTGTGCGGGCGCGATTGCTTTTTATGCTTATCGACACGCGGACCGGGCAATCGCTTCCAACTGCGGCCGTTTCGGATGGCTGCGATGTTAGGGATGGTTACCCCGTACTGCATGGCGATGACACTCAGCGGCCGGCCATCAAGGCGGATCGCCGCGACTTGGGCGTGCGTAAGTTTCGCTTTGCCGACATGACGACCGCGATCCATCATGTCGTCAACGTTGTCTTGCAGCGTACCCGCGCGCAAATGATCCGGATTAACGCAAAGGCGGTTATCGCAGCTATGCAACACCCACAGGCCTTCAGGGATTTCGCCCACGTACATCGTGTATGAAACGCGCGGAGCGATCATGTTGTCGCCGGCGATTCCGATACGACCGTAGCCATATGTCCCGGTCCCGGCCGTCCAAATCCAGCAACCTGGCGTGACGCGAAATTTCTTTTCGAATCGACGCCTTACTTTTTCCGTTATGATTATGCGAGGCATTATTGCTCCAGTGATAAATGTTCAGGAGCCAGCGGGGTTGCCGCCTCGCTGGTTCCGCTAATAAGCGCGATGAACTTCTCGCGCAATTCGTATTCCGTGCCGTACGCCGCAACGAACCGAGCCTTGTTCGGGTGGCGGCTGATTTCCGTACGGTCCGGCGTGTTTTGATGATGGCCAGGGTCGCAAAGTCCAATGGTCCAGAGGTGCCCGACGCGGCGCCCGCCTTCAACGATGTGATGTACGGCGCACGGCACGTAGCCGCGGCCCTGCAGGTGACAGACGATGCAGCCGAAAGCCGCGACGCTTGCCATCCAGCGCTTTTCCTCGACGGTTGCCGGCTTCTTGCCGTGCTTAAGTGGCTTCGACTTGCGCTCGCGTTGTACAGCCGCGACGCGCAACAAACCAGCTGCAGCACTGGAAGTTTTTCCGCCTGACATCGTTTTGACACGCGGTTTGAACGCCTTGCCCGGCTTGATGGGTGAGCGCTTCATGCTACGATCCCCCGATTGAGGCGGAGGAAGCGATGGTCGAGTGCAAACAGTGCCAGGATGCGATTGAGCTCGAAGACGCGGAGCCAGACATCGACGAGGATGGTTTCTTCTTCGTCTGCCCGGCTTGCCAGCACCGGAATGTGCTGATGACCCTGGAAGTCCCCGGCCAAATGCCGATCATTGTTCAATTCGACTCGTAACCCATGAAACGATCCACCGAAAGCCGCCACCTCGACTGGAATATCCGCACCGTTGTCGGTATCGACAACCCCGACGACTGGACGCGCGGCGAGCCGGACCGCTACTTCGTGCGCGGCCTGGCCGAGATTGCCCATGACGGTGACAGGTTCAGCTACTCCAGCGACACGGCGATCAGTGTCGACACACCGCACTTCACGGACGAGCGCCTGGCCGCCAGTTACCACGGCGAGGCGACGGCGCAACTGTGGAAGCTGATTGATGGGCTGAAGATTTAGGGACGCAACAAAGACACCTTTTTCGGCACTCGCCCATGCTACGATTCCTTTTTGACAATTAAGGAACGAGACATGATGATCGACAAGAAAATGAGCGATCCTACGGTCACCACCTACGGCGACTTCGATATCGCAATTCGCACGTCGGAAGAAATTGGTGATCACGCCCTCAGCAGGATCACCGCCAGTTTCAGTATAAGTAGTGCGGGTTTCATTCGCTGTAACACCCATGTGGTTACTGGTTTCGGCACGGCGGAAGAAGCTGCCGCGAATGCCCTTCGAGAAGCCAAGGAGATTGTTGATGAACTGGGTGATGGGCTCCTGCCGCATTGATACAGATTTCGCAGAAGCGGACGCAATCATGCCGCCTCCACTTCGTGCGGCGCCGGCGCGGTGACATCGAACATGCGCAGGATCGAGAGTTCGCCGGTGGGCGGCTGCTTGCGGCGGAGATACATTGGCTTGACCGCCCACACCTTCCCGTCGGACCACTGCACGCAATACCGAGGCTCCGCTGGAAGAACGTCACCCGTCACTGCGCAGTAGCAGTCGACAACTGCCAGCGCTTCAACAATGGCGCACTCCATACCGTTGTATTCCAGGGGAGGAATGAAGTTCTGCCCAATGCAAACCTCGCCCACCTTGAACGGCCCCGTCATGGCGACACCTTTGCATGGTGCGACGGCATCGCCTTGAGCGAGTTATCCATCGCATCCGCACGCAGGCCGCGCGGATTGATCCGATACCGCGCCGACAGCGGCTTCATGGCGTTCACGTTCTCGCGCGGCGTGGCCAGGCTGCCCATTTCCTTTGGCGCTGGCTCGGTGCCGGCGTAGTAGTGCTGCGCCCGGTCCGACAGGCCTACCAGGTTGTCCGTCAGCGCGACCAGCCAGCCGTTTTCGATTGCACGATTCAGGTTCGCAGTCTCCGCGCCGGCCGTGATGCCGAAGCGTGCGTACTGGAAGACCTGCTCGCGGGTGCCAGGACCGCGCGCGAACAGCGAGCGCCCTGCGATATATGCGGCCGAGGTAGGGCCGGGCACGCCCTTGATTTTTAAGCTTGGCATCAGATTCTCCGGATTGTGTAGATGGCAAAGCGGCAGCCGGCGGCGTGAGGCTCGCCCTGGAGGCGGCCGCAGCAGGTGCAGCGGGGGATAGAGTGGAAGGTCATTTCGGCTCCGCGCTGATGTCGTGTGGCGTGCCACCGTTGTCGAGGTTCCAGCACTCATCCTCTGGATAGCTGTGGCTGATTTCGATTTCCGCGACATCGCGCTTCCTCGCAATCGCGACGGCTTCCTCGGGAGAGTTAGCTTCGACTTCCGTCCAGCAGGCGACAGTAATTTTCCCGTTGACGATGTAGGCAGTCATGCTGCCTCCAGCATCGCTGTGATTACGTCGCGCGCGGCTGGCGGCGCCACAGCATTGCCCAGCATGTGCACGGCATCCGAGTGCTTGGCGGGCAGGATGTATTCGACCGGGAATCCCATCGCCGCCCGGCATTCCTGCGCCGAGAACATGCGCATACGGTCGCCGTCGATGATCGCGTGACGGTCGCGCGTGGTGATCGTGCCTACAGGCCGCGACAGTGCCCGACCGCCGAGCGAGGCGCCGTAGTAGCTCGAGATAAAGCGATCGCCATGCTGCGCACGGCCGGCCGCCACGCGCGCAAGGGTATTCGCCGCTCTGCCCGGCTTCTCGACCGGTTGCCAATTACCGGCATCGAAGTCGATGAACGTACTGGCCGGCACATGCTCACGCTGCGGCAGTTTGATTTCGAGCGGATACTTGCCCAGCACCAGTGCGATGAACAGGCGCTCACGGTGCTGCGGCACGCCATGGTCCGCGGCGTCAACGATCATCGGCGTCATCGCGTAGCCGAGCGCGGTCAGCGCAGCGCACCACGCCGGGTACAGCGTCCATTGCGCAAGGTCGACCACGTTTTCGATTACCGCGAAATGTGGCCGGTGGTACTCCAACGCGGAAACCGGCGCCCACGCAGTCGACCGACTAGCATCGTGCTGCGGATTGCCATTGGCCTTGCCGCGAGCGCGGCTGTGGCCTTGGCAGCACGGCGATGCCAGCATAATGTCGTGGGCCGGCACGTCGCGCCAATTGGTCTGTTGCAGGTCTTGGCAAGCGTGTTCGGCGCCTGGGTGGTTGGCAGCGTGAATTTCGACTGCGGCGGGCCAGTGGTTGCCAGCCCACACAACGTCGACGCCCGCCATCTCAGCGCCGCACGAAAAACCGCCGAGGCCCGCGAAGAGGTCGATTGCCTTCATGGCCGCGCTCCATCAAAGAAAGGCCGCGGCAGTGCCATCGGATCAGCCGCAACCGCCGAGCGATGCACCTTGACCGCGAAGCCGACGTCGTCCTCCATGATGTGGAAGCGGCGCCCGACCGGCGTCTGCCCGCGCTTGTCCTTCGCGCGGTACGGGACGGCATTCGCGTCGAGCGTGTCGAGGAACTGCTTTACCGCTTCCGGACTGGCCAGGCGATAGACGGGATGACCGGGTCGGCCGATGGCGCCAGGGATGACGCGTGCGATTTCGATGGCTGGCTTGAGGTCGAACAGGTACTTGCGCCCGCCGGACGGCGACATGTGCAGAAACTCGTAGATTTCGCCGCGTTTCATTTCGCGCTGGCCGAGAGCGGCGATCAGGCGGCGGATGTTAGCGACGCGCAGCTTGGTGCGGCCGGTGAGGCTGATGGAGGTGGTCATGCTGGCACCTCGGCAGCGCTCGGTGACGTGGACATCCCAGCGAGGTCATCCTTCGATTGAAGTTCATTGACCCACGATGGAGATGCCGACACCGCATCGCAACGCATCGGCATGATGACGGCAACGAAGTCGCGCAGAGTCGGAATACGCGCGACCGCGGAGCCGCCGCCCGAGCCGTCAGCGTTGAAGAACTGCACGCCGTCGGATGACGACATCCGGGATTTACTAATCTTCCCGGCCGCCGCTGCGGCGCGGTCAACTAAAGCAATCAGCTTGAGGCTGTATGAGCCAAGCATCCCGGGGTGGAGTGCGCTTGATTTTGGGACAACGCGTTCGTACCTCGGATATTGCCCACCGAGCTCCGGTTTCCCTGCTTGGATATAGACTTCGGTCGAGCCGTTCTCGATCAAAACAAGCCGCCCGCCGATGGCAATGATCTGACGATCATTAGCGATCCCAGCGGCACATGCCTGGATCAATCGAGCGTCGAGGCGGAGATTTACCTCTTCAGAACATACGGCGTTTCGGTCATGGATCGCGCCCAGGGCGTGGCCGTTGGTGGCGCAGATAATCGCACCGCCGCTTTTGTGCGGACGCACGTTGATGCCGTTGAGGTAATAGCGAATGTCGCCTTTGGCGATGAAAGGCGCAATGATTGGAATAAGCTTTGCCGTCAGGCGCAGCGAATCTAGGGCGCTCACAACGCCACCTCT